CCTTGACCAATTAGGAACTGACTCATTCCACTTAGTTGATCTTGCATCATGCTAGTTCCACCAGCACCTCTAGCAGCTAAACCGCTAGACATTTGAAGTGTAGCATCAACCATCTGACCAAGATTTTTAGAATTGTCCATGCCTTGTGTCATAGCAGAAGATATAATCTTTTCTAGATCATCAGCTTTACCGCCAGCGGCAACCATTCTAGATGCAGCAGAAACATATTCTTGTTGCCCCATCTGACCACGTTGAGAAGCTCTACCTGATCCTTCAATAATTCTCATACCATCTTCAGTTCCGCCAGACATTGAACCAGCAGCGCCAAGCATACCAGTTAACCTCGCAGCATCTGCTGGTGAAATACCTGCTTTAGCAAGATATTTCAAATTTGCACCGTCCATTAATCTTGCTTGCATTTTACCACTAGCACTAGAACCCATTCCTTGAACTGTTTGGTAAGTATTTAAACCTTGATCATAAAAAGCTTGCATATTTTGAGTCGCAACATGGCGTTCTTCTTTTGTAAGGTTTTTTTTCGCACGGTAAGCTTCAAGACCCGCTTCTTGACCATGTATACCTTTGTATGTAGCATGAATATTGGGGGCAGATATTGCTGCGCCGTATGCTGTACCTAAAATAGTGCCTGCAGCTGTACCACCAGCCGCTATCGCACCTAAAAATGGAGTTGCTACCCCACCAGAACCAGCTTCAGCTAATACTGCAGCACCAATACCTACACCAGTTCCGACTAGCCTTCCAATTGCTGCATATTTAAGTACGTTGGTGGCAGTATCTGTAGTAGCTTTGACACCTTCAGCAACATTAGTTCTTTTCTTCATTTTGTCGGAATAATTTTTTGCAAAATTGTTTTCTGCAACGTCTAACATAGCATCAACGCTATGTCCACTAACCGCTTGACCAGCTTTATCATATATATCGTTGGCCGTTTTTGCATATGCAGCACGGTTGTTCGTTAGTTTTATGTCATTTGTAACTGTAATATCTTTATATGCTTGAGCAGTAGCGCCTACTGTTTGTAAACCAAATTGTGCAAATTGAGATATTGCATTCCAATTCTTACCACCAAATCCACCACCACCAGATGCTTCATTAGATTTTACTTTTTTTGTAACCTCAGTCTGCTCTTTAACTACGGCAGTTGCTTCCTTTAAGGCATCTGAAAATACTTCCAGCTCTTTACCTATCATGCCAGTAGAAGAAGCTGATGCCTTAGCATCTTCTGCTTCTTTCATCTTTACATGAGCAGCATCTAATTTTTTTTGCTCTGCAGCTCCACTTCCATACTTACCAGATGATACATCCTTATCAAGTTGAGTCTCTCTCTGATATCCTCGATAATCTCTCTTTAATTCATCTCTTTCTTTATCTAATTTTTTAGTAGATAACCCCATCTCACCTTGACGAGATATTATGGCCTTATATGTAGCTGCTTCTCTATCTGTATGCCAAGAAGCCTCACCAATTTCGCTAATATGGTTTGTGTCTTGATTGGGTTTTAATTTTCGTACTGCTTCAGCCCCAGATTCATTTAATTCAATGCTTCTATCTATTGATGATTGATAACGCCTTTGTAACTCATCAGTAGACATATTAACTAAAGGGCTTTTTCTAGCCATAGATGTAAATTCATCTTTGCTAGATAAAGTAGTAGATCGACGTACTGTGTTATTAACCCCAGCTTGAGTAGCAAAACTTTTAGCATATACTTTTTTAGCTTTTTCTGTTATATTTGTATCAACAACAGTAGAGTATTGGAATGTTTTTTCTTCTTGAAAGCCTAATTTTTCTGCAATATCTGCATAATCTGCGGTACCAATCGCGCCTTCTAATTCTTCTTCGAGTTGAGCAGTTTTATTAAGCATTCTTTGAAGTTTTTCATCTTTAGTTGATTCTTCAAATTCAGTTTTTGAATTGTAAACCTTACTGGCTTGATTTATGATTTTATTTTTCTTTGCCATAATTTACCTAAAAGTCCATTTTAATATCTTCACCGAAATCATCTCCATGTTCTTTCTTGAGTTGTTCGAGCATCCAAGCATCTTCTGTCTCTTTAGCTTCTTGGGCCAATTCAGCTTCACGCTCTTTCCGCTCTTCTTCCTCAATCCAGTCCATAGTTTCTTCTACCTGTGCTTCTTCTATTTTATCAGCTTCTTGCTCAAGAGCTACATCAACTGCATTAATTCGTTCTGCCTTATCATGATATTCATAAAATAAGTCATAAAGTGTATATTCTGCTAATATTGGATCTTTTAAGGGTTTTGTATAGTGTTTAGACCACCAAGAGCGTAGATAGAGATCTAGCCCCTCTTCAGTATCTGTGGTTAGAGAGTTATTTTTGGTTATTGTCTTTATGGCTTCAAATACGGAAAGCTTGTCTAGCTCTCCTTTGGTTCGTTTCCCATTGGATCTGTTAACTTTTTTAAATCATCATGCCATTCTGCAGATAATTCTAAGCATTTAGCCCACACATCAAAAAGAATATTGTCATCTAGTGTTTCTAAGTCTTCTAACATTTGATTAAACCAGTCAGGTCCTTTAAGGACTCTAACTCTTAGATTAGCTACTACTCTTGATATTGCCACTAAGTTACTAGTTGGGTTCTTAAGATCTACCATTAAGCGTGACTGTTCAATTTCAAGCATTCTTTTGTCTGCTGCCGTTAAAATACATTTAACAGAGAATTGACCCTCGTATTTATGTTGTGTAATATCTCCAGCTTGCGAGAAAAAGAAAGATTTTTCATTTTTAGGTAAATTCATAAATACTCCAATAATTGTATAGTAGCATTATACCTAATTATTAAAAAGAAGGTTTTCTATTCAATAACTTATTTAAAGAACTAGTTCCATTAGCATTAACAGATTCCCCAACCCCGTCTGGCCGTTTAGGGCTTCTTTCATCTGCCCAACCAATTGCCTTAAAAGATAGAGTCATATCAGCCAATTGATCTATTTTTATATTTTCAGTTCTACTCGTTATTAGTGCTTTATTGGCTAAAAATATTAAGTTATCAGTCTGTGAATCTCTTACTTCTATATCAATATATCTCTGATGTAAGAATGACTCTATATCTGTCTGTATTAACATAATGCTTGGCCCTGAACCTGGAATTCTAAAGCCAGATATAGCCCCAGTTACTTCAATTCTTTGAGGGGCCAATTCATATGGCATATAGTCGTCTATTGTATTGATTTCAGTAACAGAAGTTTTTATATCCCAAGAGATAGCAAAAGCAAAACCAATAATCTTACCGTTAACTCTAAGAACACATCGAGCACCACTTAGATATTTAGCCATAGGCTTGACTGTAAATATATCTAAATTAGATGCAACATTTTTAGTAAGCTTACTTAATACATTATCACTATTATCAATTTTATTTTGATTAGACACATAAACCCCTTATTGCCACTGTTGTCCCTGACCAGAAAAATCAGCTAAAAAACTGTCTTCATCTACATATAGAGCAGTAAATTGAAATGTCTGTGTAGCTGCAGAGCCTTTGCCTATATTGAAATCAGCTTTAGTAATTCTAGCTTCTCTAATTTTAGCTACTGATTGAGTAACAGAATTAGTGCTTGTTGTACCTGGAAGTTTTTGATATATATCTATTGTAAATCCAATAGCTTTATCCATTTTTGCTGGATTTAAATTATCATAGGTCTTACCTTCAGATGTAGAAAGCCCTTGTAATAACCCTTGCTTTCCCCACTTACCGATACCATTACCTGCTTCGTTAGCCCCAAAAGGTGCAACTCCACCAATTCTATCTTTAGCATCAGCTATATATCTAATAACAGTAAAACTACCAGTAACAGAATATCCAAGTGGCTCAATAGATGTAGGTTCAAACATACCTAATACTTTAGGTGATGCATGGTTAACTGTAATTGAATAAGATAGATTTGTACAATAGGCTAAAGTTACATTATTAACTTTAATCTTAGCCGAAGCACCAGTTAAAAAGAAAGGCTTCACTCCTACCATAAATTCTCCATCTTCTTATTATAACTTATTTTTACTTAGAAATAAAAAGCACTCCGAAGAGTGCCCTTATTAATTTTAATGATTAGAAATTAAGCTTGTAGATCTTGATCACCTGAATGACCAACTTCTGTTGCTCCAGAGTCTGCTAAGATAGCATTAAACGAAAATTGCTCTACGAGAATTCCGCGCTTATTGATAGCTCCACCCATGCGAGTACAGCGACAATCTCTTAGCTTCATAACAAGAGTAGTTTGCACTGGCGATGCTGTAGTTGCAAGTACAACCCCAGTAGTTCCACCACCAGCAGTAGCTGTAGTGAATTTTTGAAATATTTCTA